TCACACCAAGCAAAAGGGATGACCTTGCTGGTCGATGCTTGAGGAAATCGTGCATGAACACGGGCTTCAACGAATGGGGAATCTTCTCCGAATTCTGATATGACATCTTGTACCCAGGTGTCATCAACAAGGTGTGTAGAAACCTTATGGGCTTCAATATGCGGAGGGCAACTTTTACACATCCCTGTGTGTTCACCTGTGAAGTTAGGTGTATCGTAAACGGATATTGGCAGGGCGTTGTAAATCGGTGAGTTACAGATTCTTTCAAACCAAGATTGTTCTTGGTCTGTCGGTGGGTTACCCAATACTAGGAGGCGGGTATGTCCACCCGTCATAAGCGCTTCAAGGGCTGAGCCGATTTTGTCTGAGATACCTCCAGCCTCATCAACAACAATAAGAAGATGCGGTGCGTGGATACCCTGGACTGCGGCTTCATTGTTATCGGCAGGACGAAATCCGTATCCCATTGTGGTGCCGTCAATCTTCCATTCAGTAGTCAGAATCTCTCCTGGCAAATGATGTTGCATATGCACTTTTCGAATCTGCGCCCACATAATGTTTCGAACCTGCTTGAATGTCGAAGCGGTTGTAATTGCGATTGCGGTCCCTGGAGGATGAACTGACATCCACCATGCAACGGCTCTAGCGGCTAAGTGAGATTTACCTGGAGCGTGGCAAGCAGGGATTACCGTTCTTTTATTTTCAACTAGGGATTGTAAAATCTCTTTTTGTTTGGACCATAAAGTTTCGCCTAATCCATCCTCAATGAATCCAACTGGGTCGGTTTCCCATCTAGCCCATTTGTTTGAAATCTCTGCATCCAGGATTGCGCTTAGTGCGTGTTTCTCTTCAGGAGTCAGAGATAGATAAATCTCTGTGCGCTCTTCAGGGGAGGCGTTGAGAACTAGGTCTACTAGCCTGTCTCCCATTTTTACCTCTTTCGAATTGCTAAGACTTTCGCAATCTTATCTTCTAAATCTCCCATTTCAATCTGAACTTTGATTGGGTCGCCATTGTTTCCTGTCATCTCAATCCTGTCAGTCTTTCCGAACTCTTCAGGATTCTGTCTCTCTAGCCACCATGCCGCCGCTCTCCAATCGCCTTCATTGCCAGCCTTAGCAATTACGGCAACCTTCTTAGTGATTGCTTCGCCTCTTGCCCGTTCAACAGACTGTAAAAACTGTAAATAAACAACCTCAGTTTGATTAGTTTTAGCGTTAGGAACTGTTGCCAAGCGCTCGCGTTCATTCAATCCGCGGGTCATCCAGTTATAGAAAGTCTTTTCAACGATACCGACAGCGGCAACTGCTTTTCGAACAGGTGTTCCAATTCGAATGTAATCCAGTAAAGCCTTCTCTGTCTCTTCATCTAAGATAGGGGAAGGACGACCAATTGCTTGTTTTTTAGGTCGCTTAGCAACTGCTGTGGTCACTTTCTTTTCCGCCATTCAATAATCTCCCATGCAACTGCCCAAGTGATAGTAACCCAAGCCAATATAGCCGTGCCAACTACGGTGTAATAAAAAAGATAAGCAATGAAATCACTCATTAGAATTCCTGCCCGATATACCAAAACCCTAGGTCAATGGTCCAAAAGTATTTGCTGACATCAAAGCCAATTCCAAATCCGCTCTTGCGACCACAACAGAACCAGTATTTCCCTATTTGTTTTTCCATGTCGTTATTCTACCTCGGTTATGAACGGGTGCCTTCGGGAGCGAACTCTCGCATAAAGGTGTTCAAGCCGTCATAATCCAATTCAGGGTCCATGTACTTTGCTCCGTCTTTAGTAGCCTGGACATCTAAACCTGATTCAACAATAAATTCTTTGTATGGCTCTTCACCTTTGTAGTCCAACATGAACTCAACGATGGCTCGATAGCAAGGTTCATCGTTACTTAGCCACATGGCTACATTCCAAGATTCGTAATTCTTCCAGCCGTTATATTCTTTTGTCTCGCTCATGCTTCCTCCTCTGAACACGCTTCTAGTGGTATCAACAACAATTGTGCTACATCTTTCCAACCCCATATGGAATTAGCCCAAGTGTTCACATCTTCAGTATGAACCCTCATTGTAAATTCTCCTACACGGATATTGGTTCGTCCAATCGGATTGTGTCCAGGTTTGGTCTTTCCCCCCGAGAGAATCTCTTGAACATCTTCAGGATTGAATCCCGTTCCCTTGAGTGAGGTATTGACCAGCATCCCTCTCAACTCATTTGAATCATAAGTGGCAAGGTCTGAGGTTCGGTTATCTACAATCAAAATCTTTATCTCTTCAATGTCATCCACATCTACCCAATGAACTGCCAGTTTTTCCCATCCCAATTGATGAGCCGCTTGGAGTGTGTGATTTCCTGATAGGCAATGCTTGGTCCGCTTATTGACCACAATCGGGCGATACTGACCCATGTGAGTCAGGGAATCAATCAATGCCCCTACATCGCCTTCTCTTGGGTTTAGGGGATGGATGAGCAACTCTTTGATAGGAACAGTCTCGACATCTTCAGGACTGCTCTGCGAGCGCTCTACGGTGTCATCTTTAGGTTCAGGTTTGCGTTCAGGAAATCCCAATCGCTCTTTGATACCCGCGTTGGCTTTTGATTTAGTTTTGCCGAACTCCTCAAACAATTGTTCTTTCCATGCTTCAAAGGCATCCAACTCAACGGTGAACTTCCAAGCCGCAATCTTCACTTCAGGGTCAGACTTTGCTTTGCTCCCGCTGACGGACTCCTCCTGCTTCCCCGATATAAGACGGTCAAGGGTTTCTAATTCCCCCGAAGTGAAACCAGTACCGTCCAGTTCAGGAAGAGCCGTCAGCAAGGATTTTAGCAATGGCTCGTTATACGAAGCCAAATCTGTTATTCGATTGTCGGCTAAAACTATCTTGCGGGCTGTTTGTTCATCTACATCGACACGAACTATTTTGATTTTCTTCCAGCCAAGTTTCTTGGCGGCTTTGACTGTGTGATTGCCAGCCAAAATAAAATTGGTCGAACTCTGAACCACGACGGGGCGATACTGTCCATGCGCCTTGAGAGAGGATGCGATGGCTTCAATATCACCCCGCCTTGGGTTCGACGGATATGCAGTAAGACTTGAGATGGATACAGATTCAACGCTTTGAACTAAAACATTGGCTTTCATTAGCCTTTACCTAATCTCTCTAAAGTAAAGACTAAACAACTGGACGGGGTGGACGACCTCTACGACGAACTAAATTTCCCTGCGAATCATATTCAGGTGAGCGGTCAATATCGTTGCGGATGATTTTGTAAATCAACTGCTCAGATACTCCCATTGCGTCAGCAATCTCGCGGTAAGTAATTCTTTGCTTACGAAGGCGGAGAATCAACTGCTTGCGGCGCTTACCTAAATCCTGGATTTGGTTTTGATGTTCACGGATAGCGTCTGTCAATACTTTGACATCTGCCAAACCGCGTCCATCTAACTCTGTTGCTTCCATTGTGGTACTCATTTACTCCCCCTTGAAAATTTGGTTCAGCGCTGTGTCAATATCGTCTTTCTCTAAAGACATTTCGAACTCATGCGAAGCAATATAGAATTCAAGATGCTGTCTCATCTCAATTTTCTTTATAGCCCCGTAGATGGCTAAATATAACGGACTTAGTAAAATAAACACAATTCCTAGACCTAAAGCGGTCAAAACAATATCCCAATTCATTTTCTGTCCCTCTCTAATCTTGCTCCTCGGATGTAAAGCACTAAAGAATTTTTGTCGTTCTGTGGTGGTAAGAACACTAACGACTTCATGTATTGAGGAGAATCATCGGGAAGGATTCCCGCATCCACAATTCCATCAATCGCGGCTTTGACCGCTGGATTGCAAGCGCCCACATCTTGAAGGCGTCCGCCTTTTTGATGAGGCTCAACTGTCACGCTCATCCAGGACATAGCAGGTATCCCCGCATCCTTTGTGAGTAAATGGAAAGCCATTCGCCACTCTTTGACCATCTCAGCCCTTGCCCATCTGTTGCCAGCGCGTTCCCCGTTTGTTGTCCAGGGTCGCTGATTGAACTCAAGGCGATAGACGGATTGTTCTTCTTCCTCGGTGCGGCATAAGCAATACATACTCTAACCATGAAAGAAATCCCAATTTATGTCAAATCGTTCTTTTTGTCCTAAATTGTCCAGTAACCACCCATTTTTATTATTGTCGATAAATGGAATCTCAACCGCGCTGTCAATGCG